ATATTAAAGAACACCATTCTGAATGGTATGCTGAGGCAATCACCAATGAAAGAATTCGTAATGGTAAGAGTATGGGTACTGGTGAAGGGGCTAGTGGACCTGTAAGCGGTATCAAACAAAAGATTCTCGGCAAAATTTTCAAAGAATGTGGTATCAAACAATCTGAATATCACCACGGATTCCGTAGGGGCGTCTATTTAGCAATGATGTATGAAAACGGACCGGAGTTCCTACGTTCAGAAATTGAAGAATCTGAATTGGTAATGAAAAAGAAATTTTCTGATGGTACTGATTACATCAACAAATGGTGGAAGAAGCAAGCAATCAAACGATACTCTAAATTACATGATGAGGGTAGGTTGAAGCCAGAAAACCTTTTTTACATAGATGGTATTGGTACAAAGTGGGAAGATTTTAAAGAACAACGTTTATCTGAAGTAGGTAGATAATAAATAAAAATAAAAATAATAAATGGCATTTTTCGAACAAAACGTAGAAGAAAAAGTAGATAATAGTTTATGGGTGGAATCCTACCGTCCTGTCCGCTTGGAAGATTATGTAGGTAACGAACATCTTAAATCAAAGGTAGAAGGTTACTTAGAAAGTGGTGATGTACCACACCTACTCCTTTATGGTAGAGCCGGTACTGGTAAAACTACATTGGCTAAACTAATCGTAAAATCGGTTGATTGTGATTATATGGTAATCAACGCATCGGATGAGAATAATGTGGATACAGTCCGTAATAAGGTAAAGAACTTCGCATCCTCAATGGGATTCAAAAAGTGGAAGATTATTATCTTAGATGAGTTTGATTACATGTCTCCAAACGCACAAGCAATTCTTCGTAACTTAATGGAAACGTTCTCACAACATTGTAGATTCATTTTGACTTGTAACTATGTTGAGAAGGTAATTGAACCAATTCAATCTCGTTGCCAATCTTTCCAAATTGTACCTCCAACTAAAAAAGATGTTGCAGTTCAAATCTCAAAGATTTTGGGAGCAGAAGGTGTAACATTTGAACCAAAGGATTTAGTTCCAATTATTGATGCGGGTTACCCTGATATTCGTAAGATTATCAATACCTGTCAATTGAACTCAAACAAAGGTAAATTACAAGTGGATACTCAGAATCTATTGGAGAATGATTACAAAATGAAAGTTTTGGATATTCTTAAATCAAAAGATGATAAGAGAAACAAATATATGACTATGAGACAAACTATTATTGATAGTAGAGTAACTGATTTTACCGAATTGTTTACACTTCTATATGATAAGGTAGATGAATACGCTCCATCTAATACAGCAAATGTTATCATAGCATTATCGGAAGGACAGACAAGACATTTCCATTCTATTGATAAGGAAATTCCAATGGCAGCAACATTAATCGAAATATTAAACTTAATTTAAGATGGCAAAAGTAATCGGAATGGGTGGTGGAAAGCCACAAACAGCATCAGAACAAACAACACAACAACAACCTAAAATTGATTTAGGTAAATCTAAACCAATCGTATGTGCGGAATGTGGATATGATACATTTGTAGATGGTTCAAAATTTAGAAAGATATCTAAGTTGATTACTGGTACAGCGCAAGATGTAGTAGTACCAATGGAAGTATTTCTTTGTGGAAATTGTGGAGAACCTGTTGAGGAGTTAATGCCTGACCAAATGAAAGCATTACTACAAATGGATAAAAACAAAGCTGACGAGAATAATGGCTAGTAAAACCTTATTTGACCATGTAAAATCGGTAACCAATGACCAAAACCCAAAGTATTGGGATACGTTAGAAGAATCTGATAAAAAAACGTGGAGCAACTATATGCTGTTTAGATTTCTATCTATGAAATATGAATGGACGGAAACTATTGCAACTGTTCAACCACTTTTGCAAGAGGTACCTCCTAAAGCAGCATATCTTGCCTTAATAGATTTACTTCCAAAGGGTAGACACTTTATGAAGTATATGAAACCTAAAACTGCTGATAAGTATGAAGGTTGGTTAGTTGAGTTAGTAGCTAAACACTATGAGGTATCTAAGTTAGAAGCAGAGGATTATTTGAAGATTCTATATAACTCTAAAAGTGGTAAAGAACGTATCATTCAGTTAGCTGAAGATTATGGTGTTGAACCAAAGATAATTAAGAAGCTAAAAATTAAAGTATAATAAAAATGAGAAAAGTTTGGTAATCCCAAACTTTTTTCGTATATTTGTATAACAAAAGTAAAGTTATGGCAAGAGTAAGTTTTTCCCAATATTCAACATATTCATCGTGTCCTCAACAATATAAGTTGAGATACATTGATAAGTTGGGGGAATCATCGGCTAACATATATACAATTTTTGGAACTTCCATTCACGAAACAATCCAACATTTCCTTTCGGTAATGTATGGGGTTTCTAAGAAACAAGCAATGGAAATCGATACCGATAAATTGTTGTTGGACTGGATGAGAAAGGAATATACCAAAGAAACCGAAAAACTATCCGAAGGAACCATATGTACTCAGTTAGAGTTAGAAGAGTTCTATGGAGATGGTAGAAGGATTTTAGAGTGGTTTAAGGCAAAGATAGATAAATTCTATACAAAGACTGGATTTGAGTTAGTAGGAATTGAGATTCCTCTAAACGCTAAGATTAAAGAGGGTGTACAATTCATTGGATTTATTGATGTTGTTATGAGAGATTTATCAGATAACTCAATCATCATTATCGATTTGAAAACATCAACAATGGGTTGGAATAAGTACGCTAAGGCTGATAAGTTCAAAAACGCTCAGATTGTTCTATACAAAAAATACTATTCTGAGTTATTCAACATCCCATTGGATAAGATAAAGGTGGAGTATCAGATTATGAGAAGAAAACTATATGAAGATGCACCATTCCCAATCCCATATATGTCAAAACATATTCCAGCAAATGGTAAACCAACTGTAAACAAAATTTACAATGAGTTTATAGAATTTGTTGATACTGTATTTGATGATGAGGGTAAATTCAGAGATATTGATTATCCAAAACAACCAGGTGAACGGCAAAAAAATTGTAAGTTTTGTGAGTTTGGAGCTAGGGGATTATGTGATAAGAAAAATTAATGAAAAATAAATATCTATATACTTATATATATAAATTATATGTAACACTATGGATATAGAAACAAAATTAACAACGGTTAAAATTTTAAAAGGAGTATATTCGAATTTTAAAAGAGTATCATTTGAATCAGATGTAACGTTGCAGAAATTAGTAAATCGAACAGTTGAAAGATATGTAACTGATGAAGAATTCAGACAAGAAATGAATGAATATTTAAAGTTACAAATTTCAGGTTCACAATTTTAAAAAGTTATTTTAATAAGTTATGAGTAAAAAGAAAAAGATTCTTCTTCTTTCCGATGATTTGAGAATGGCGAGTGGTATCGCTACTATGAGTAAAGCATTGGTAATGGGTACTGTTGATAAGTACGATTGGTTTCAAGTCGGAGCCGCAATTGACCACCCTGAAAAAGGTAAGATTTTAGATGTATCAGCTGATATCGCCAAACGAACTGGTGTGGAGGATGCTAGTGTTAAGATTCTACCTTGGACTGGTTATGGTGACCAAGACTTAATTAGACAATTAATTAATTCAGAACAACCTGATGCAATCCTCCACTTTACTGACCCACGCTATTGGATTTGGTTATATGATATGGAGCATGAGATAAGACAAAATGTTCCAATCTTATTCTACGCAATTTGGGATGATTTACCAGACCCATTATATAATCGTAATTATTACGAAAGTTGTGATTGGATTGGCTGTATCTCTCGTCAAACCTATGGTATTGTTTCTCGTTTAACCGCATTAACTGATAAACCAACTTGGAAACCTCATTCAGATTGGCAAGTTGGTTATGTACCACATGGAATCAATCCTAAAGAATACTTTCCAGCTGATGTACCAGCTGAGTTTCGTTCTGAAATTCTAAAAGGTAACGAATATGATTTTGTATTCTTCTGGTCAAATAGAAATATTAGAAGAAAACAACCTGCGGATGTGATTATGGCATTCAAAGAATTTTGTGATAGAATTGGAGAAGAAAAAGCATCTAAAGTTGCATTGGTAATGCACACTCAACCAATTGACCAAAATGGTACCGATTTACCAAAAGTTGTTGAAACATTAGCACCTAAGTGTAATATCATATTCTCAGACAAACGAAGAAATACCGATGAATTGAATTACCTATATAATATGGCTGATTGTACAATCAACATAGCAGGTAATGAGGGATTTGGATTGACAACCGCTGAATCAATAATGGCTGGAACTCCAATTATTGTAAACGTAACTGGTGGATTGCAAGACCAATGTGGTTTTAAATTTAAAGATAGTGGAGAAATCCTAACAGCTGAAGATTATGTTAAGATTGGTTCACTTCACAATTGGAGAGATTGGGAAGATAAAGTAGAAGCTGGTGTATGGGCTAGACCTGTATGGAGTAGAGCACAAACATTAGCCGGTTCAGTACCAACTCCTTATATTTGGGATGATAAAGTTGATGTATATGATGTGGCAACTGCTATGGAAGATATGTACAACACTCCTAAAGATACTCTTAAACAAAATGGATTGGAGGGTAGAGAAGCTTTCATCGGTGAAATGGGATTATCGGATACTAATATGTGTAAAACATTAGTAGATGGAATTGAATTAACCTTTGAAAATTGGAAACCAAGAAAAAGATACGAATTATTTAATATAAATTAAAAACATTATGGAAAAACCAACATTACAAGAACTAACTACTGATTATGTAACGTTCTTTGGATTAAAAAACTCAGAACAATTAAGAAATTTATATTCTGATACTGTTTCACTTATAGATTGGAATGGTGAACATCATGGTAAGGATAACGTACTTAATGAAAATGCTAATTTTTTCAATAACAACACATTCTCAATTACTTTGTTGGAAAGCTCTACATCTGGTAGAAAAACTTTCAACAAAATAAGATTAGTAGTTAATGATGTTGAATTAGATGTGATGGATGTAATTACATTTGATTCTGATGATAAAATTTTTGAAATAAAAGCATACAAAGGATAAGTTATGAGTAAACCTCTATTAGTATATCAGGCTCCAGTATTTACTCGAAGTGGTTATGGTGACCACGCAAGAGATATTCTGAAGAGCTTATTTAAAATGGATAAGTATGATGTAAAAGTTGTACCAACCCGATGGGGAAATACTCCTCAGAATCAAATTGACCCACAAAGTGAATTTGGAAAGCAAGTATTTTCAAATGTAGTTACACAACTAAATCAAAAGCCGGATATCTTTATGCAGATGTCTGTTGCTAACGAATTTGAACCAAAGGGTAATTTTAACATTGGTATTACTGCTGGTGTTGAAACTACTGTAATTCCTAAAGATTTTATCGATGGTTCAAATAAAATGGATTTGATAATTGTACCATCTAAATTTACAAAGGATTTGATGTTATCAACCGCATACCAAGAAAAAAACAACCAAACAGGTCAGATTGTAAATGAATATAAAATCACAAAACCAGTTGAAGTTTTATTTGAAGGTGTAAATAAAGAGATATTTTCAAAAGGTACTGAATCTTTGGATTTAGATAAATTAGAAACTGATTTTAACTTTCTATTTGTTGGACATTGGTTAAAAGGACATTTAGGGCAGGATAGAAAAGATGTGGGGATGGTAATCAAAACTTTCTCTACGGTATTCAAATATCTACCTAAAGATAAAAGACCGGGTCTTATTATGAAAACATCACATGCTGGATTTTCAGTAATAGATAGAGAGAATACGCGAGAAAAAATTGATAATATTCTAAAAACGTTGGGTGAAGATGCACCTAAAGTATATTTGTTGCATGGTGATTTAACTGAAAATGAAATGTCATCATTATACCATCATCCAAAGGTAAAGGCAATGGTATCATTCACTAAAGGTGAAGGTTATGGCAGACCTTTAGCTGAATTTACTATGACTGGTAAACCAATCATTGTAAGTGGTTGGAGTGGGCATATGGATTTTTTACCTATTGAAAATACTGTATTTTTGGAAGGACAACTTACAAATGTTGATGAATCGGCAGCTGATAAATTTATCCTTAAAGAGGCTAAGTGGTTTACGGTAAATTATTCAGATGCAGCAAACAAATTGTATAAGGTTTATAATGAATATGATTCTTACTTAAAGCAATCAAATGGATTAAAAACCAATACATTAAATAACTTTACATTGGAAAAAATGGATGAGGTATTTAGTGAGATGATGGATAAGTATTCGAAGGGTGTACCTCAAATTAAACCATTTAACTTACCTCAATTGAACAAAAATAAAATGCAACTTCCAAAACTAAATAAAGTATAATGAATCAAGCTCCAAAATATAGAGGTTATATAGAAGTTGGTGATAGAGTTTCAAAACAAAACATTAGACCCTATGGTATCTATAAAATATCTACATACAAATATACCGATGGTGATAGAACTACATTAAGGGGAAGTGAAGAAACTCTAATATTTGTTACGGGTGTTTATCAAAGAAAAGTATCAGCATTGAAACTTTCAAACATACCACCATTAAAGTTTGTACAATGGTTAAAGAAGGTAGTAGGTACAAACTCATATAAAGAAGGTATGAAGCGTGTTGATGAACTTAAACTACCATTTGATATTGGTGGTAATAGAATCTATGATTCATATATCAAAAACAATACGGATTTTGTAGCAAAGGGAGCAGCTTATAGAACTTATAATTTAGATGGTATTCAGTACGCTACTGAAGTATTTTTAAACGAAAAAACACTAAAACAATACTATGGTTAATGTTACATACGCAATTACAGTTTGTAATGAGTTAGAAGAAATTACAAAATTAGTAAACTTTTTACATCCTAGAATTCAATCGGATGATGAGATTCTGATTCAATATGATACTGATGGAGCAACTGAGCAAGTAATTTCTTATTTAAAAATTATAAACGAATTACATTCAAATGTAAACGTTATTGATTTTCCACTTAATAAGGATTTTGCAACATTTAAGAATAATCTTAAAAATCATGCAAAAGGTATATTCATCTTTCAAATTGATGCGGACGAGTTACCACATGAATTTTTAATTGAAAATATGCATGAGTTATTAGAATCAAATTTAGATATTGATTTATTCTTTGTACCCAGAGTTAATACCGTTGAAGGTTTGACAGATGCACATATTAAAAAGTGGGGATGGAAAGTAAATGAAAAGGGATGGGTTAACTTTCCTGATTTACAAACGAGGATATATAGAAGAACTTCAGAAATTGAATGGGATGGTAAGGTGCATGAACGAATTAAAGGTTACAATACTTTAACTATTTTACCACTGGAGGAATCTTACTCTATCTATCACCCAAAGGGAATAGAAAGACAAGAAAGACAAAACGCATTATACGATACGATATGAGAATAGCATTTCTAACGGAAATGGGATTTGAAGGATTAATTCCCAATAATCACCCTAACGCTAGAACAGAATTCGCCTGGATGCACATTCTGAACGCAGTTCACCATCCATTAGCAAACTTCAAATCGGTTAAGGGTTATGATGTTGTGTTTATTATATTCCCTAAAGGTAAATTATTCTTATCAGCAGAAGGTTCTAAAATAGCAGATGGAATCAATCCAGCTTCTCAATATCTAACTCAACCAATTATACCAACTCTTAAAGAAAGTAATACCAAAGTATATTACATTCAAGAGGGACCACATTGGTGGTGGAATGATTATGAAGTTATAGACCAAATCAATTTCTATAACTTTTTAGCACAAACTGATGGTATCTTTGCTCATAACCTTTCTGATTCTCTATATTATAAAGGGATGTTCAAAGGTAAAAAAGTAGAGATTATTCACTCTCTAATGATTGAAGAGTTGATTAAGGATATTCAACCTCAAACTGAAGATAAAGTACTAATTGGTGGTAACTTCTCCCGTTGGTATGGTGGGTTTGAATCTTATATGGTAGCATCTGAATTCGGATTACCAATATGGGGACAGGATTCTCATTCAAAGAGAGAAAATGAAGGTGCTATGGATAACCTATCCCATTTCCCACGTATGAGTTGGATAGATTGGATGAAAGAGGTATCTAAGTTTAAAGTAGGAGTTCACCTAATGTCAACATCAGCAGCTGGTAGTTTCTCATTGAATTGTGCCTATTTTGGAATACCGGTAATTGGTAATGAAAAGATGGATACACAACGATTATTACACCCTAACTTATCAGTTGATGTATCTGATATAGAATCAGCTATGTTAATGGTAGAAATGTTAAAAGACCCTACTTTTTATAAGAAGAAAAGTGAGGAGGCAAGGGATAATTATAACAAATATTACACCAAAGAAATTTGGTTAAATGAAATGATGAATAAAATATGATTACAGCAATATTAAATGGTTACAAAAGACCAGAGAACTTAAATGAGCAATTAGAAGCTTTAAAGAATCAAAGTGTACCACCAACTGAAATTTTGGTGTGGTATAACAATCCAGGTGATAACAATGATATCAATTATGATATTGGTACTGAGGTGCCTGTTGCATATTGTAATTATAACTTTGGAGTATGGGCCAGATTCTACTACGCTATGAACGCTAAGAATCCATATGTGGTTGTATTTGATGATGATACAATACCTGGTCGTAAATGGTTAGAGAATTGTTTAGAAACAATGAAAACACATGAAGGATTATTGGGTACAGTTGGTGCATTATATCTTAATCCACTTCCACCTGAGCATTCATCTTATTTTGAACACTATGTTCGTTTTGGTTGGCCAGAGCAAGGTAATAACGAAAAGACTGTTGAGGTTGATTGGTTAGGTCATAGTTGGTTCTTTAAAAAGGAATGGTTATCTCACTTAGTTAGAGAATTCCCTGACCCAAAATATAACATTTGTGGTGAAGATATGCATTTCTCTTATATGTTACAAAAATATGCTGGAATTAAAACATTTGTACCACCACATCCACGTGATGATAAAGAAATGTGGGGAAGTTTAAAAGGTGGAACATATGGTGGGGATGATAAATCATTATGGGAAACCAACCCACAAAGTTTAAATGGAACACCATTTAAGACAGTAATGAATGAATACTTCAGAAATCAAAGACTTGATGGATGGAAATTGGTAATGGAAAATAAATAAATTAAACTTACAATATATTTGGAAAACGATAATTTTTTTTGTATATTTGTATTAAATTATAATAAAGATAAATAATATGATTTGGAATCAAATTTTATGTTTGGGTGATTCACTCACATACGGAGCACGAGATAGATATGGAAGAAGTTACCCAGCTGAATTGGGAAAGGTTCTTTCTGATAAAACTGGTGAATTTTATATTTGCCACAATTATGGTATTAATGGTGAAACATCTTCTGATTTACTTAGAAGGTCTTGGAGTATCATTAAATCAAATAAAGAATGTAAACTAATGTTATTGTGGATTGGTACAAATGATACCAAAGTACCAACACCATTGGATATCTATGAAGATAATCTAAGACAAATTATAAACTCTGGTAGAGCTCATGGAATGAATGTTATAGTTGCAACGGTACCTGAGTTAGGATTCTCACCATTTTATTTGAATAACACCGAATACACTCAGAAATACACAAAAGTTGTTAATTCATTATCAAAAGAAATGAATTTCAAAGTTGTTGATATGAGTGGTATGGAACCATATTTAATTGATGGAGTTCATTATACACATGAAGGCAACGTTGAGATAGCTAAACGATTTACTGAAGTAATTTTATCGTAGTATGAGAGTAGGTGTATTGGGAAATACTAAGCTAACTCTAAAAGGCTTGGAATTATTAAAATCATTAGGATATCAAATAGAATATACATTTGGTATCTCCGATGAACAATTATCATCAAAGGTAAATTCAGTACCCTTAGATGATTTTTGTACTAATAATTCAATCAAATTGTTTAAGAGTAGTGATTGGAATGATATCGTTGATATTGATGTAGATATGATTATCTCATTGGGTGATTCTCGTTATGTACCACCTATGATTGTTGAAAAGTTTGCCGTTATTGGTAATCACGGAGCAGTTCTACCATCAATTCAAGGTGGAGCATCTTTGGTATGGGGTAGAATGTTAAACAATGGTGTATGGGGAGTTTCTCTTATGGAATTGGATAAGAAGATAGATAATGGAACCATTCTAAAAACCAGAACGTTTGAATATGAATCCGATATTGATATGAATTCATTTTGTGATAGTTGTGATGATTTAACCATTATACTATTACACGAATACTTAGAAAATGGACCTGATGAAATATCACATAAATCATCATCAATTGATGTTAAGGTAAGTAAGCATGTTGATACTAAAGTTGGTGTAGAATTACTTCAATTTTGTTTAGATAATGATTTAAATGTATATATGCCACCTAGAACATCTGAAGATGGTAAAGTTAAAGAAATATGGGGAGATGATTTCATAGAAAAATTTAAAAAAGCTAATAACTCACCATATCCAAAATATTTCTAATATGAGTAAAAATCCTTTGTTAATATGTTTTGGTACTAGACCCGAATGGTTAAAGGTAAAACCTTTAATTGATATAATGGATAGGGGTGAATACAAACTCTTATTCACAGGCCAACATACCGATTTACTTAAAAATGTTGAAGTAGATTATTCTGTTAGTATTTCACCTGAAATTGAAAATAGATTAGATGCAATCATAGTAGAGTGTATGTTACAATTTCCAACTGATGAATTTAGTGGTGTTATTGTACAAGGTGATACCGCATCATCATTTGCATGTGGTTTGGCTGCGTATCATAGACAAATTAAAATCTATTATATGGAAGCTGGATTACGAAGTGGAAACCTACAACATCCTTATCCAGAAGAAGGATATAGACAAATGTTATCTAGAATATCAGATGTAAACTTCGCACCAACTCAACTTTCAGCTGATAATTTAAAGGTTGAAAGAACATTAGGTACTACTCATATTGTTGGAAATTCGGTATTAGATAATTTATTACAATATGGTGATGGTAATTATGATAATATTGTATTGGTTACATTACATAGGAGAGAGAACCATCATTGGATGGATGAGTGGTTTATGGAAATAAATAAAATTGCTAGTGAAAATCCACACTTAACTTTTGTTTTACCAATTCACCCAAATCCAAACGTTCAAAAGTGGAAACATTTACTTACAAATATTAATGTAGTTAATCCACTATCGCATGATTTACTAATCGGAACTCTGATGAAAAGTAGATTAGTTATTTCAGATAGTGGTGGATTACAAGAAGAAGGTTCATTCTTTAACAAAAAAGTTATTGTATGTAGAACAACAACTGAAAGACCTGAGGGTATTGAAACTGGGCATTTATATATGTGTTACTCACCATCTGAATTAAAAGATATCTTCAATAAAATAAATGATAATCCAGAAATAAACGAACCATGTCCTTATGGTGATGGTAAGGCATCTGGGAAAATTTATAAAATACTAAAAGAAAATGAATAAAGATTTTAGACAACATTTTGTTATGTTTAGTGAAAAGATTAGAGCAAAGGAGAACTTTGCCTTTTCACGATATTCCGATGGGGAATTGTATATTCTACAAAATAAAGAATTGAAATTAGACCAAGGTTTGATTCAAATAGGTGATGAGAAGCAAGGTGGAGTATATCAACCAGCTGATTTCAAACATTTTGACCCAAAGGAGCATGGATTTTATCAACAAAAATTAATTGATGCATTTAAACATAGACAGGTGGGTTATTACAAAGGATTGACTTGTAGTTGTTGTATTGGTAAGAAAGATTTTGATTGGCAGATTGATTTGCATGGTGGAGATGATGAATCATTAACTTGGGCTAATCTATGGGTAAATGGAAACTATCCAGCTTTTATAACGCACACCTTACCAATTTTCTATAATAGAGATTGTGTATTTGTTGGACATACCGATGCGGATATTACTAAATTCCCATTCTTTGTGAAAGATTTTAGAGTAGGTTATAACGCAATGATAAATGATTATGGAAAAATTGAAGATATTAAAAAATGGATTGGGGATAATAACATCAAAAATCATGTATTCCTTTTCTCAGCATCAACTTTCACCAATTTGGCAATCTATGAGTTATTTAGAGAGTTTCCTGATAATACCTATGTTGATATTGGAACTTGTTTAACTCCTATGATGAATATGCCAATTGAAAGAGATTACTTAAAGAGATATTGGTTTTATGCTGGTGGTGGTGATTTACAAAAGATTTGCAGATGGAATTAATAAATTGTACACCACAATATTGGGAATTTGTAAGAGTTCTTAGAAATGATGAAAGAGTATTAAGTGGGTTTATCAAATCAACTCATATTACTGAAGAGATGCAGAATGCATATATGAAGAACCATTCTCAGTTCTATCGAATCGCATTGGTTGATGGTAAACCAGCTGGTTATGTTGGAGTGATTGAAGATGATATCAGAGTATGTACTCACCCTGATTTTCAAGGTAAAGGAGTAGGTAAGTTTATGATAAACCAATGTATGGAAATCTGGCCATCCGCATTTGCAAAAGTAAAAATGGATAATGAAGCAAGTATCAAAATGTTTGAAGCTTGTGGATTTACCAAAAAGTTTTATATACTAACAAAAGATTAAATTATGTTACACAACCCATACAAAATCGTAAGAATGTTTGAAGAGGAGATTGCTAATTATACGGGCGCTCCTTACGCTGTTTCGGTTGACAGTTGTACAAACGCATTATTCCTTATTTGTAAATACAATGAGGTAAAGGAAGTAACCATTCCATCAAAAACATATCTATCAGTACCTCAATCAATTGTGCATGCTGGAGGTGAGGTTATCTTCGATAAGAGAGCAGAAACCAACCATTGGAAGGGATTATACCAATTGAAACCATATCCTATCTACGATGCCGCAAAACGATTGACATCGGATATGTACATACCTGGAACTTATATGGGGTTATCATTCCATA